CTCTGCAATCTCAGCCATGGTCAGATCACCTGATATTCGAAGCGGAAGTGGATTGTGTGTGCGCTCGTGCTGGCGCTGTAGAAGCTCAGCAACGCCCGGTCGTTCGTGGTGTCGGCGATCAGATCCATCACCACGCTGCCGGCGGCCGAAAGTTGATGGGCGGCCGCATTGCCCACAAGGTCTTTCGTGTCGGCGAAGTTCGATGCGACCGGAAGCGAAATGCCGAGTTCGGTCAGCGTGTTGCTGGCCGCTGTGGGCGTGACGGAGACGCGGCCGAAAACGTAAATCTTGCGGTCCCGTTTTTGATATCGGCACTGAACCGCCGTCGAACTGTCGATGTTCGTCGTGTTCGAAAGCGTCGGCGTGTAGGTCGTATTATCGACCGTTATGTTATTTGTATTGTTGGAGAAGGTGGCCTCGCCGACGATCTTCCCGGCGTCATCCACCGACCGCTGCGCATGCGTCATGCCGGTCAGGATGCTCGCCGCATTCTCCGTGACATTGATGCAGCCGTTCTGCGCGTAGAGGCCGCTAACGCAATGCCCGAACTGCGATAGGCTGTAGAGCACGCCCGCGCCAGCGCCGCTGTTCGGGATCTGAATGCCGGTCGTCGAAGCGCCGCCGCAGCAGCTTGTGAACGATATGCCGCTCGATGCGCCGACGTTGCATATCTGGTTAGAGAAGCCGCCGAGCGAGCACCTAACCACCGTGCCGGAGCAGCCGACCGCAAGGTCGATGGCGACGCGCGCCTTGAACGCGCCGCCGATGCAGGAGCGGTTGATGAAGCTGCCCGCGCCGAACGTCTGGCGGATCACCTTGTCGCCGGCACCGGCGAACACGCAGTCCTGCACGATATGGATGAATGACCCGGTGTCGCGCACCGCGATCATGTGGTCGTCGCCGGCCGCCGTGCCGTCGAAGACAAAGCCGATGTCTTGGATGGCGCACTTGGCCCCGCCGCGTAGGGCGATGAAGCCTTCCTGCGTGCCGCCGTCCCATCCGTTCTCGTCGCAGACAAGCCATGCCTGCGGGCAGAGGACCTGATTGGGCGTCATGCCGTTGATGGCCGTATTATCCAGCGCGGACGGGTCTGTCGGCGCGCCGGCCGGCGAGAAGAAATCGTAGGTAAAGGACAGCCGGTCGCCCGCGATGGACTGCACGACCTGGCCGCCGTTGAAGGCGAGCGCGTCGTTGTCGCCCTGGATGTTCTGCATGCCTATGGGCGAGCCGACGATGACCTGATCCGGCAGCGCCGTGGATACGGTGACGGTCGCCCGATAGGTCGTATCGACGACAAGCGCGCTGGTGATCGCCGTGGCGGTTACCGCGTCAGGGGAACCGGAGGCGCGGAAATCGATGGTGAGGCCCGGGCGCTCCATCAGGATGCCAGTCGAAACCTCGTGCTCGCCATCGGCCAGCAGAATGTAAAACGTGCCGCCCTCGTCCTTCTTGCAGGACGAGAACCATTCGAACATCTGCTGGATGTCGTCGCCGTTCGTCGGGTCGCACGTCAAATAGGCTGTCTCGCCGTTCTTGACGTAGAGCGGCACGCCAGCCGCATAAGCGGTATCTGCCGCAGTCGGCCCGTCCGCGTGATTGGCGACGAGATCGTATGATCCGATTGCCCCCAGGAAGCCCGTGACGTTGGCTGACGCAAGCGCCTCCGAGACCTCCGTGGCGTAGCCGCCGGCCACATCGTCGCGGGTCCAGATCGTAACGTCGTCGGCGTCCTTCAGGACGACACGATAGGAACCCGTGCCCATGAAGATAGACCCGAACCGGCCGGCGCTGTCGGCGACGACGGGATTGCTGTTCGGCGTGTTTCGGTTTTTGTCCGAATATGTGTCTTTTGGCGTGGTCGTGCCGCTGGCGAAGAACTCAAGCTTGAAGCCGCTGCCGGCGTCCAAGCCATTGGCCGCAGCGGTGTCAAACTCCTGCGGAACCGGCGGAATGTAGCGGTCAAGAGCGGGCATCGACGCCCTCCAGCAAAAAGCCGCCGATTGCCGGCGGCCGTCGTCGTTAAATGCTTGCGTTCGGCGCGGCTCGGGGCCACGTTTAGGCCATGACAGCCTGGTTAAGCCGCGATCACACCTACGCTCAGGGCATGCAAAACTGGCAGTTCTACGGCCTGATTGCGTTGATGATCCCGATGCTGTTCGGCGGCTGGGTCTGGTATCTGTACGCGGCGCAGTTGGCTTACGCCTATTCGCCGCTCATCTTCCTGATTGCGGTTGCCTACTGGCTTCAAGAAGGAACGGCCGCAAGGTCGCGTTCATTTCGTCGCGATACCGCTCAACATCTGCACGAATGGCTGGATTGGCGAAACCTACCGCAGTCAGACGGCCCAGATGCTGAGACAATCCGTTCAGATTCCCCGTCGTCGCCATCTTGATGCCGGGCGTCAGCCAGCGCACGAAGGCCGGGTTCGTCAGCAGGTTTGCGACCGACCGCTGAGCTAGGATTGTGGCCCCTACAGTAGCCGCAGCGCCGACACCCGCCCCGCCCGTTCCGCCGCCCATCAGCAGGCCCGTAGCGCCGCCCAGAGCGCCGGTGAGCATGTCAAACGCCTGCATGTGGGACGCGGTGCGCGACGTGTTCGCCGTCGCCTCCATCGCCCGCGCCGCCTGTGCGGCCTCCGCGAGCCCGTCTAACTGCACCCGCAGCGCTTTGTTGGAGTTGCCGAACAGAACGTCCTTGGCGGACGGGGCGATCTTGTTCCACTCGGTCAGGAAGGTCGAGAAACTGAATGCGTCGCCGGCCGCGTTCTGCTGGCCTGGTCGCGCATGGCCCAGTCGGGCCAGGACAGCCGCGCCCGTGGCGTTGCGTTCTTCCGGCGACATATAGCGGAACAACTGCGCCAAGCGCTCGCCGCTCTGGTTCGACCCAGACACCGCGAACTTGTATGCGTCGGCGTCAGTGCCGGCCTCGATGACCTTTCCAAGCGCCGGCTCGACGACTTTGCGGTTAATGCGCAGCGCCCGGTCAAGAACCCGCAGGCGCATGGCCGTATCAGATCCAGCCCCTTCCGCCGCCTTCAAGATGTCGTCGGTCAGCGCGGCATAAACCTGTTCCAGCGGGCCAGCGTTCACAGCCTCGCGTCGCCATGTCGGCCGCACGCCGAGCGCCTTGCCGAGATCGGTGCGGATCTGGCGAAGCGTATCGAAGCTCAACTGGCCGCCGTTGGCCTGCGCGTCGGCGAGAATGTTTTCGGCTTTCTGGATGGCAGCACCGTACCTGTCGCGCTGCGTCTTGGGGGCCTGCGCAAGACCAGACTTGAAACTTCCGAGCGCCGACCGGACGCCATCGACCGCAACCGGCGTGTCGCGGCCGATGGTGTCGAAAACGGCGGTATACTCGTCGTCGAACCGCTGCGCGATGCGTTCGGCCGCGTTGCGTGCGCCCGCCTTCAGCCGCTGGCCGGCATACTCCGGCGACCCGCCGGCGCCGCCCGACAATGTGTCAACGGCATCATCAACACGGCGACGCCCCGCCATCACCGCTTCCTCGGCGCGCTGCGCGATGCGCGATCCGCCGCCAAGGGAGTTTTCAAGGAACTTCTCGGCGAACTGCATGGTCTTGTTGCCTGTCACCATGCCGGCGGTCGCGGGGATGCCGGATCGCACGAGGCTTTGCGCGCCCGCCTGGACGGTGCCGGCAGTCGCAGGACCGGAAGACGTGAGCGCGCCCCGGATCGCGCCCGGCAGCATTTCGCCGACGCGCTGGCCGGCAATTCCGAGCGCCGTTTCCGTCGCGGCGTCGCCTACCTTTTCCAGAACGTCGCGGCTGTCCTGTCGCCCGCGCAGCCCGACGCCCATGGCGTCATAGGCTGAACCGGCGATAGCTCCGCCAAGGCCCGCACCGACAGCAGCGCCCGCAGGAGCCGCAGCCGGAGCGCCGGGGCCGGTCAGAAGGCCGCCGCCAGCGCCAAGGGCTGCGCCGATGCCCGCCCCCGCCGTGGCGAAGCCCTCCCGCGCCATGGAGGCCACGTCGCCCATGCTCAAGCCATTCTCGTTGTAGAGCGTCGGCTGGCCGGTCTGGCGGTCATAGAATAGGAAGTTATCGTCGCCGTATGGGATGGCTTCTGGGTAGTAGCGCCGGATATTCGCCAGCCGGTCCTCTGGCTTGTTTGACCCGCCGCCGACGAACTCCCGCAGCGCCCACGGCGCGCCTTCCTTGCGGTTGACGGTTTCCTTCGTGGACTGCGCCAGCGTGCCGCGAACGCGCTCAATCTCCTTGTTGAATGCGTCCATCACAACATCGCGCGGCGCGCCCTTCGCGACAGAGAAGGTTTCGCCGTTCGGCAGGCGGTAGGTGTCGAGTTCCATCGATCAGCGCCCGTAAATGTTGCCTGTTGGCGATCCTGGCGGGGCAAGCTGAAGCCCCGGGATATCGACCGGCGGGCGTGACTGAGCCGGCGCGCGGTTCTGATCGTAGAAACCGGGCGGAACCGGCGTCATGCCTGGCTGGCCATCATAGCGGATGTTCGGGTCAGCGCCGTTCCCAGCCCCACCGCGCCCGCCACCAATCGGCGGAAGTGGCTCAATTCCCATAATGACGCGATTGGGATCATACCCGTAATCACCGGCGACCCGCTCATAGAAGCGCGCCTTTCCGTCGTAGACCTGCTTGGCGTTGTCATACATCGGTTTGACCTGCGCCATGATCTCCTGACGGATCTGCGGCCCAAGCTTGCGGCCTTCGCGTGCGTTCTCGTAAGCCAGCAGGATGCGCGCCGGGATGCTCTGCGCCGCAGACAGGCTCGCCGCCTCGCCCTCGCGAACGACGGAACCAGGATCGAGCATCTTCATGTAGGCGAAGACCAGCGCGAGATCGCCGGCCGCGTCGTCTTTCGCTGCGTAAACCCGTCGCATGGCGCTATCGACCTCGCGGAAGTCCGCCGTCTCCTTCAGGAACTCCTTGCGGAACGTGCCTTCTTCTTTCGGATCGACCGCGCCACGGAACGGCTGGCCATTTGGCCCAATCATCGGGACCAATTGGCCCTGTTCATCGAGCCTCATGCCGTCAGGGATCTTACCCATGCGGGCCGCTTCCGCCGCACGCGCAGCCGCCGCCGCCTGCCTGGCTTCCGCGCGCGACTGCAAACCATATCCACGGTCGCTCTCGTAAACGCCGCGATCAAAGGCCCGATCCGCCCGCTGCCCGGCAACCGTCGCCTGCGTTCCCTGGGCTTGCGCAATGCCGTAATCGATCAGCGCCGGCAGTTGCTCGTCCGGCACCTGATCAAGCATCGCCATGTCCTGCTCATCAAGGATGCCCTGCCCACGCGACTTCAGAAACTCGCGCGGGTTCGCCGTGGTCTTGGCGATAGCAAACAACTGCCCCGCCGCCTCGCGCTTCTTCGCCTCAGCGGCCGACGCCATAGCCGTCTGGTTCGCCTGATAGGACGCCAGCCCGTTCGCCACCGGCGGGTTAGTCGCCAGCAGGTTCGCCATTGCGGACTGATCGCCGCCCATGGCCGCCTGCACGAGAGCCGGCGTCTTCTCCTGCCGCATGGCCGCAGCCTCGGCGAGCTTGTTCTGAAGTTGAGAGCCCTTGATCTGCTGCGCCGCCAGCAGGTTTCCGGCGATGTTGACCGGCTGAACCGGGTTGAGTGCGGGAACGTTGAACATGCGGTTAGCCCCTCAGCGCGTTGGCGAGGATCAGATTGCCGGCGAGGTTGTTGAAGCTCGACGCAGCGCCCGTAAGCCCGTTCGCCTGCGCCGTCGCCGCACCGATGCCCGCCTGGCCGGCCGCAAGCGCGTTCTGCGCCCCGAACTGGCCGGTCTGCGTCGTCGCCGTCTGCCCAAGCCCGGCGATGGCGGCGAGGCGGTTCATGTAGTCGCCATACTCCCGGTCGGCGAGGCCCTGCCCGAAGCGCTCAAGCGCCTTCAGCCGACCGCCCGACTTCAGCAGCCCCCGCGCCGCCGCGCCCCGGTCGATGGCCTTAACGCCCTCGTTGAACTGGAACTGATAGCCCGGCGTCTGGCGGAAGTTGAAGGCGTCCGTCGTCGGATACGGCTCGCCGGTCGTCGGGTCCGTAACGAGGTTGTTGGCGACGACAGGGCGCGGCAATCCCAACTGGTCGGATAGGGCGAACAGCGCTTGCTCGCCAGCGGCCCGGCTCGGCGCGAGGTCGCCATAGATCTGCTGGAACTGCTCATTGCTGAGCCCGGCCGCTTCCTTGGCCGCCTTCGCCTGCTTGTTAGAGCCTGCGATATTGGCCGCGATGCCGCCGACCGTGCCGACCACGCCGAGCGCGTCGCCGATCCCGAAACCGTCGAAGAAGCCCATGTTAGTTTCCCTATGCCGCCGAGATCAACCAGCTCGTCCCGTCATCGACGAGACGTGCCCAAGCCCCGGCTGTTCCGGCGCAAATGGCTGTTCCGGCGCTTCCGCCCGCGAGCGGAACGACATCAGATGAATTGCTCACGACTGTCTGATTCTGGATCGTCCTGATAGGCAGAACGCGGCCGGGCTCGGCCGTGACGCCCGGCAATGTCAGCGTGACCGTGCCGGCACGATTGGCGATGATCTCCGCATCGTCCGGTAGGACGGTATATGTCGCGCCCGTTACCGTCGTCGGCGGCAAACCGGATCGGTCTAGGTTGATGCCCGTGCTTGTGGCGATCAGATAGCGCTTCGTGTTGCCGTCATAGGCGTTCCTGCCCACCACAAGCGCATTTGCGTTCGTAGCCCGCACGGCCTGAGAGCCGCCAATGAGGTGATTGCCGGAGACCACCACATCAAGCACGCTGTCCGCGTCCGCGCCGAGCAGATAAACAACCTGATTGCCCGCCGTATTAAGCGAATTTCCCGTGATCGTCGCGCCCGCGATGGTGAACCCCGTCGCCGCCTGCAAGAGCAATGACTGCGTAGCCGTGGCGTTCGCGACGACGTTCCCGGTAACGGCGACCTTCGCGACGTTGCCCGAAGATGCGTGGATGTTGATGCCGATATCGTAAGCGCCGTCGATATGGTTATTCGCGATGACGACGCTGGTGATCGCGACGCCTGCCGTGGCGTTCTGCACGAAGATGCCCCGGTCGCTGGACGTGCCACCGCCGCCGTCCACGATCCGGTTGCCTGTGATCGTAATCGTCGCATAGCCGGTGTCGATGGCCGGGATGTAGGCGATGCCATGCCGACGCGCGCCCGCGACAAGGTTGTCGGCGATGATCGCCCGGCCGCCCTCGAAGAATATGCCGTCTTCCGTCGTCGCGCCGGAGCCGGTGCAGCGGATCACGTTGTCCGATATCGTGATGAGATCGCCGGCCGAATGGCTGTCTATGCCCGCGCTCTCGGCGTCCTCGATGGTGTTGCCTTGGATCAGCCCGCCGATGTTGATGCCGTCGTTATCGCCGATAGTCACGCCATGGCGCATTTCGGCCATGTGATTGCCGATCAACTTCCATCCAAAGCAGCCATTGCCGATCTGGATGCCGTAAGCCGTCGTTGTCGCCCTGGCGCGCGATATCCGGTTGCTCTCGGCGACGACATCCACGCAGCGCTGAAAGACGAGCGCGCAGTGGTCGATGAGATCGAACGTGCAGTCGCGCACACGGGGCGACAGGCACTTGTCGAAACGAAGCCCCTCCTGTGTGCCAGCGCCTCCGCCCGTGATGCTGACGTTATCGACGACACATTGTCGGCCAAGAGAAAGCGGCGCGATGGTCGCGTTGTCTGCCGTCGCGAAATCGTAGTGAATGGCTTCGAACAGCGTTAGCTGTGTGGCGCTATCGACGCTCTCGACGCGGACAATCTGCCCCATCGTAAGGCTCTGCCCGGCGTCATAGCTATCGTCCGACGCCAGCCATGCATAACCGTCATCCGATAAGCCCGTCGTACTCGCGACGGTCAGAACGCGGTCGCCCTTGCTGGCATCTGCCGTAAGCGTCGTCGCCGTGCCCTGCGAGCCGGCGAACAGCAGCAGCGTATCGACGCCAGCCCCATCTGGGACATTCGAGCAGTCGAGCGCCATGTTCCGAAGCGACGCCGGGATGGTTGTCGGGGCCATCTCGCTATCGATGCGGAACGCCCAGCCAAGCCCGTCCACGTCGCAATCCGCTGCGGCGTTCAGGCACGCGATAAATGCTGCGTAGTCGTCTGCCGCCCCGGCGTTGACCGCGCCCCAATGCTGCGGGCTGACGGTCTGCGGATTGGTGATGGCGAACGTCCCTTCTCCAGTGAAGACCGGCGTTGCGCCCATGGATGTATACCCGCCTGCAAGCGTCACGGTAGCGCCAGACGCCGCGCTCAGCTTTCCGCCAAGCGACAGAACGTGCGCGTTGATCGTCATCGAAGCGTCGATGGCGTATGTGCTGCCCGGCAGCAACGTAAACGTCGTGAGCCCCGCCGCCTCTGCCGCCGGAAACGCTGTGTCATTAGGGGTCACGCCGTCGCCCGACGCGCCGTAATCTTCGATGGAAGGGGCGATGCCTGCTGTGCCGCTGACTTGCGACAGGTTGAGTTGCCCGGTCTGCGTCAGAAGCCGCCAAAGGTAGTCATGCCAGAGGTTCAGACGCTGGTCGGATGTGACCGGCGGCTTGGGCAGGTAGTTGTTGACGGTCGCCATCAGTCGGCCCGATGGATCATGCCGGATAGGAAGAACTGCACGCCGCGACGGGCGACGATCCACGCGCCGCCGAGATCGCGCCGCTTGCCCGTCACAAAGGCGACGAAGCGCCGGAACTCGTCGTAGTGCTTGGCCGCCTCGCCGCGCGCGATGGCCCGCTTGCCGGCATGGCGATAGCCTCGCCGGAACGCCTCGCCCCACCATGAGCCATGCAGGTTGCGCGAGCACCAGACGACGGCCTCGCGTCGGTCGCGACGGGTGAATGCGCCGTTGGCGAGCGCGTGCGTGGCGATGACACAGCCGCCTTCGCCGTCGCCTCCATCGCCCTCGTCGGCGCTGTTGATGTCGGCCGAAACGCCAAGGCCCGCTTCCATACCGCCGAACCCGGCGTCGCCGAACCCTACGTCTTCCTGCCCGACAGAGAAGCCGCCGACCTCCCCGATATCGGAAACGCCGCTCTCGTCAGAAAACGACTGATCGAAACTCACGTCCTGAGCGCTGCCGAAGGGATTCATTCCGGTGCGGCCGGTCATGCTCAAGCTCGGGTTATTCGGATTGGCGATAGCTAGCCCCATACTGGCCGCCATGCCGAGAGGCCCCATAACGCCGAGCGCATTGCCGAGAGCCTGCCCGGTCGTCATGTCCGGGTTCTGCATGCCCATGCCCGGCGACGAAAAATCCTGAGACGCAGCCGAAGGCCCGCCAATGTCGCCTAGGTCCCCGGCGCTATTGCTCCCCGGCCCCATGCCGCCACTGTCGCCGCCAACATCGTCGAAGCCGCCGAAACCGACCTGCGGCGCGCCCATGCCGTTCTGGAACGTGCCGCCGCCCGCGAACTGCGATTGCGTCAGGAACGGCGTAAAGCCGCCATTGAACGCGCTCTGTCCGCTGTTGTTTCCAAGCTCGGCGAACGACTGCCCGAAGCCGAACGTGCCGAACGGGCTCTGCCCCTGCGTCAGTCCGAACGACGTGTTGCTGTTCGCCGGCCGAAACAGCCCGTTCTGCTGCCCATTAAAAGCCGTTGGCGTCGTGTAGAAGCCGGTCGTCATGCGTAACCCGCCTCGATTTCGGCGCTCGCGCCAAGGATCGAAAATGCTGTCGGATCGCTGTATCGGATGCGCATGTGGCGCTCATAGAAGCTGCCGAGCCGATAGGTGCGCGCCTTGTGCGCCCAGACGCCGCGCTTGCCGGTCTTCACCGCCCGATCCGTGCGATAGGTCCGCCCGCCGTCGTCGGACCACGACAGCAGCAGGAACGGGTCGGAGCCTTGCCCGCTAAGCACGCCCTGGCCGCCGTCGATGTCGATCTCGAAGGCCGCCATGGTGACACGGTTCTGCGTGCCGCCATGCAGGACGGGGGCGATAGCCTCGCGCACGATGGTCGCCCCGGCTTCCGTGTAGGTTTCGGGATCGAGATTGTAGATTTTGCCGTCAGACCCGCCGACCAGGTTCTTGCGGTAGGCGAAAACGTGGTGCCTCGCGTCCCATGCCCCGGTGTAGGTCGTGCCGCTCGACCTCTCATGCCAGGAACCCGTCGCGATGTCGTAAACGAACGTCATCTCACCGGCCGGGAACGAGAGCGCATAGAACTTGTGGCCGTTCAGCGTGTACGAGAGCGCAATGGCGTCGCTGATGTCGTGCATCATGCGGATGTGCTCTTCGATGGCGTGCGTGCTGATGCGCTGCGGCGTCGGTCCGCTCGCCCGGTAGACCGTGCCGTCGTCGCCAAGCCAGAAGACTGCGTTGTCCTCGACGACGACGCTAAACCGCGCCGCACAGCCGCGCGGGATAGAGCCGCCCGTGGTGCGCGCGAACGGGAAGTCTGCGTCGCCGGAATTGAACCAGACCTCCGTCGTCTCCACGCCGAAAAGCCAGAGATTGTCATTCAGCACAGCCGCCGAGATCAGGTTGTCCGGCCGCTTTTCCGCCGTCGCGAAGTCGAGTGGGTCGATGGTCGTGAAGTCGTCCAGGCTTGTCAGAATGAACTCGTCGCTGTCCTTCCGAAGCAGGATGCCGTGGCCGTCCATCACGACGACATACTGGCTCGGCAGGTAATCGGCGTCGGGGTTCTTCTCGATCAGCCCGCCATAGCCGCAGACATACTGATTGCCGGTTTCGGTGATGATGCAAATCTGCGTCGGGTTGTAGGCCATCGAGACCGGCCCTGAGCCGTCGATAACCTCGCCGACCATGGTGCGCTTCGTGCCGTCGCGGTCAAAACTATGCAGTGTGCGGTCGGAAACGGCGTAGACCAGCCCGTCAGCGCCGAGGATCATGCCCCGGATTGGCTGCAAGGTCTGCGTATCGGCCCACTCGACCGTCCCTTCCGTCGCCCGGAGCGCGTAAGGCGTCTTGGTCGGCGCGGCTTCCTGGAACTCGGGATAAAGGTTTAGCAGCCGCTGCTGCGACCACGGCAGCACGTCCCGGTGATCGGAGCCGACCGGGATCTGTACGTTAACGCGCGGCATTCAGTAGGCCGGCTGGAACGTGACCGGGGCATACTCCCGGTCGTAGTCGATCACGTTGTCCAAAGCCTCCATCGCCCGGCCCTTCAATTCGGCGTGGCGGTTGCCCCAGACGCCATATGACGGCGCGATCTCATATGCCAGATTGCAGACCAGCGCCTGCGTCCACTCGGCCGGGAAGTCGGCGTTATCGGAACTGTCGTCGATGTCTTCGATGGGCAGTTCGCATGTCAGCCGCACAACGCCGCTCACGTCGTCCGGCGCGGGCCAGAGGAAGACGCGACCGTTGCCGAGGCGCGGGTCGTAATAGACGCTGTTCGGCGAGCCCGTGGCCGTCTTGTTGGCGTAGGCCTCATATTCGGCGCGGCTGATGATCTCCAGCGGGTATTCGTTGCCCGCCAACTCGTAGCGTGCGCCTGTGATGCGCTGCGGGCGGGCTACAGCGGCCGTCGTCGGGTAGGCGTACACAGCGAGCCCGGAAGACGCTGCGCTCGCCAGACCGGCTGTGAGCGCCACAGGGCCGATGCTCGCAACCGTCGTCCAGTGGATCGTATTGTCGTCGAGTTCGATGCCGATCACGTCGTTAGCGGCAATGCCCGTCGTGCTGGTCAGCGAGGGCGTCGTGGCGGACGTGGCGGCGTCGGCCGAAAGCGTCGTCTCGACCGGCTCGATTGCCGCCTTGTCGCCCGTCGCGCCGAGATCGTAGAAGCGGACGCCGCTGCGCAGAAACAGCGTCGCTTCCTTGACCTTCCAGAGGTGGATGCCTTGCGCGTTCCACGCCTTAATCATGGCGTTGAACTTGCGGAGGCAGAACGACAGGTCGGCCGCGTCCATGTCCTGATCGGACGGATGCGCGGTGACTTCGGTGAAGGCGTCCTTGACGATAGTGAACGCCGTCTGCTGAAAGTCGGTGCTGCCGCTGGTCGCCATTAGAGGTCGTCCGCCGTCACGTCGCCGTATTCAAGGAAGATGTCAGCCGGCCTCGGGCGCGGGTTCTCGACCGTCTGCCGATCACGCGGCTTGGCCGAGAAGTCCAGCGGGTGGCGCGGCTCCCAATCCTCCGGCTGCACCACGAGCCCGTCCCACGTCGTCACCGCGTCGCCCGACTTCAGCTTGTAGCCGGAGCGGTCGCAGATGACGTTGTGCTGGCCCTTGGCGTAGTACGTCCCGCCGGCCATCAGCGCACCTTCTGCACAGCCGTCAGGCGCACGTCGATATCCTGCGTGCCGCCGCCGCCAGAGGTCACCACCTTGACGTAATTCGGCACGATGGCCGAAGCCGCCCAACCGGCCGCCGTCAGCGCGATAGCCGAGCCGTCCAAGCCCGGCAGCGCAGCGAACGTGCCGCCGCTCACGTCGCAGCCGTGCAGGGAGACCGTGCCGCTGTCGAACGTGCCCGTCGCCTGAAGCCGCACCTCGACCCATTGGCCGGGGCGCAGTTCGATCTCGGAGCTTGACGTGTTCGTGCTGGTCAGCGTCTCCACGAACGTCGTGAAGCTGTTCGCCTCGCCCCCGCGCGACCCGAACGGGCCGGCGGGGACCGGGGGGATGTCTGCCATACCCTAGTCCTCCGCCTTCCCTACGATCAGCTATCGACCGCCGGCAGCAGGTAGCCGCTCGCCGTCGCCACGCCGGAAGCGCGGTTCTCGAACGGATAGACGCCGCCAGCGTCGAAGATGACTTCGCCGGCCGTGTCCGCGTGCGCCACGAGATTGCGCGCGAGAACGCCGCTGTTCGCGTCGGTGTCGTTGTCGATCAGGAGATCGCCCGTCGTCGTCAGCGAGCAGTACACGTTGTCGCAGATGTAGGCGTTCAGCATGTCCTTGCCGGTCGCCTGCTCAATGAAGGCGTCGGCGTCCGCGTCGAAGTTCACGAAGTTCTCGGCCACGGTGAGGCGGTCGATGTCGCCCGTGATCGAGATGAAACTGTCCGACGCCGCATCCACCGCGAAGGCGCGGCAGCCGGTGACGGTCAGCCCGTCCGCCGTATTGTCGCCGCCGCTCGCGTCGATGACGTTGACCCAGTTGAGGTTCGCGCCGGCCGGGACGAACTCGCACATGTCGATATGTGCGTCGGTGCCCGCCACGGTGATCATCGCTGCGATGTCGGCGAAGTTCGCGACGAAGCGGAGATTGTGCAGCGTGACGTTGGCGGCGGAGATCGCCAGAGCCGCATCGGTCGCCGTGTCCAGCGTGATCGTCGGCCGGTTCGTGCCCTTGCCGAGCCCGACGACGGCGACGCCGGCCACGTCAGCGGCGATGTCGCCCGCGTCCGAAATGGTTTCGGCATGGCCCGGCTTGACGAAGATCACGTCGCCCTTGGACGCCGCGCAGCGACCGATGGCGTAGTCAATGGTGCCGAACGGGCGGTCGAACGTGCCCTTGTTGCCGTTCGATCCGGTGTTGCTGTCAACCCAATAGACCATGCCAGGGTTGGTGACGACGATGGGGACGTTGCGGATGGTAACGCCGTTGGCGAAGCCGCCCGGATAGTTGCTGTAAGTCATGGAAAAGGCTCCTGACGCCGCAGCGTCCGGTTATGGTGGAATCCCAGGAGTGGAGGTGGCGGGCGTTCAGAGGCGGCCCGCCTATCGCCTTGAGGCTTACGCCCCGGCGCTGCCGTACAGGCCGCGCGGGTCGATCCAGCCAGCCACGTAACGCTCGCTGACCTTGAACCGGACGTTCGACGTGTCGAAGTCGTTGTCGCTCACCGGCCCGGAAGGAGCGCGGCGGCGATAGTGCTTCAGGCCGTCCATAACGTCGGTCTTGACGAACCAGGCGTCGGCGTCGGTCAGGTAGTGGTTGACCATGTAGCCGCTCGGCAGGAAGCCGAGGCTGCGAACCGCGTTAATGTCGTTGTTCGCGGTGCCCGTCTGGTTGGTCGAGGCCATGATGCGCTGCGCCACGAACCGGTTGCCCGGAGCGATGACGAGCATCTGGCCCTTGAGCGCGATCTTCAGGCCGCGATCATCGACCGCCTGATCAATCAGGATCAGGAGATCTTCGAGCGCGGATTCCGAAAGATCGGCCGCCGTGGTCAGTTCGTTCTGGAACGTTCCGCCGCCCTGAAGCGGATGGTCCGTCGCCAGCAACTCCTTGGCGTCGCCGCCCGGATAGTTGCTGTCGAAGGCATTGTTCAGGATGTTGGCGTGCTTGTGCTCCTTGGTCAGCTTCATTGACCGGCCGAGCATCCGCGCGCGGGCACGAGCAACCTGAGTGTACTGGTTGTCGTCGATCATCTCTTCCGTGATGATCATGCCGAGCGCATAGGTCGAGTGCGTCAGCCGGGTCGTGTAGCCCTGCCTGAAACTGTCGTAGGAGATCGCCGTGCCTTCCGGCTTGACCGGCGCAAGGCCGGTGCCGACAAGCTGAACGGCTTCCTCATACGCCATCGAAGACGATTCAACGTCGAAGATGCGGGACCACTCCTGCGCTTCGGCGTTGTACTCCTGGCCCCACCAAGTCTTGACGCCAGGACGAAGGGCCTTAGCGATCTGGCCCGTAGTAACGACTGCCATTGATCAGCCCTCCTTACACGCCGGCCGTATTCGGGCCGAACGAATGCTGGTTGATAGTGACCAGCCACTTGGCGTTGTCGCCAATCACGTTATCCGGGCGATCCGCCAGTCCGACGATGCGAAGCTGGAAGCCCTGCGTAGCGACAGCGGTATTGCTGTCGAGTTCGCAGCCAGACTGCCCCGTAACGGTGCTGCCTGAGCCATAGATCGGCGTGATGTTGAGACCGACAGAGGTGGACGCGAGCGCGCCGCCAACGCTGTCTTCCTGCGCTTCGAAAACCACGTCGGGATCGTCGGCGACGAAACAGGCACGATTGGTGTCGGCCGCCCGATAGAGCGTGGACAGGCCGTCCGGGTCCGCAGCGAAAGCGACGATTGCGCCCGTGATCAGGTTCGTCGTGCCGGCGGTAGCCTTGACGACGGTCTGAAGGGTGCCGGGCTGCTTCGTGCCGACGCCGGGGATCGAGACTTCGGTGGTGTTGGAAGCGCCGGTGATGACCACCGGATCGCCGACGAACATGTCCGTCGAGTCCGTCAGCCAGTACCAGTTGCCGGAACCCGTGTAGGGCCGGCCGTCGCGGTGCTTAACCGGACGCAGCCCAAACGGGGTGTCAGAGTTTGCCATTTCTGGCTCCTATGGTGATGCGGCGAGCATCACAGCGGCTTTCCAGTCTCCGCGTCGTAGACGTTCGCCGTGGTTTCGAGTTCGAAGCGTTTCGACTGAATCGCTTCTTCGACTTTTCGGATCTGCGCGCGCTTCGCGGCCTGATCTTCGTCGTAATGCTCGCGGCGCTGGCGCATCAGCACAGCCTTCATCCCGCCCATCGTGCCATTCTTGTCGGCCTGGGCCTGGATCACGGTGCCGTTGCTGCGATCCGTGCCGTCGTCGAGGCGGGATGCGATGATCCCTTCGTCGATAACGGCCTCATATCCTGCTTCTTCGAGCCGACGAACGCGGCCCGGCTGATCGTTGACCCAACGATAGACGTAGTTGGGGTCTTTCATATGCTCTGGAACGTCCATGTTGAGCGTCGCGCCCGTCATCGGGCGACGCCGACGCCTGCCGCCTTCGTCCCGGCTCGCCTTGCGCGGGCCACGGGTGTTCTGCGGCTCCTGGCCGGTGGTGTTCTCGGTGTTCATGCTCGTCACTCCGACCAGTATTCCTTGGCGTATTCGGCTTCATTCTTGAAAACGCCCGATTTGATGAGTTCGCGGCCGATGTCGCGCTCAGGGCCGCTGATGTCGTTCCAGCCCTTCTTGGCGACGCGCGACCCGTTCGGCGCGGTACGGCGGATGGCGCTCTCGCCCTGCGGCCCTGCCTGAGCCCGTGCGGCCGGCTGCGGGTTGATCGCCTTGCCCTGCGTCGCGGCGTAGGCGGCCACCATGCGCGCGGCGGACTCGTAGAACTCTGGATCGTGCGGGCTGTACTTCTGCGCGGCCTGCCGAGCGGCGACCGTGTTCGCGTAATCCGTCAGGTCCTGGTCCTGGCCGTACCAGGGGTTCTTGGCGTGCCACTGACGGAAGGCCGGAATCTCGTCGGGGTTGACGGTGTTCTGCTGCCGCTCCGCCGCCTCTGCCTGAGCCTTGCGGGCCTGCTGGACGGCGCGTTGCTCGCCAAGCTTCTGCGCCAGTTCGGCGACGGTCTTGGTGTCGCCGATTTCCTCGGCCTGGCGCATCTGGCTTTCAAGCGTCGTCGCCTGAGCCTGCGCGATCTGCTCGTGCAGTTGGCGGTTGTTCCGCGCCATCTCCTGCAAGGCGCGGCGCATCGCCATGCCATCGGACGTGAGCTTCTCGACCTCCTTACGGAGCAGCGGCGCACGCTCGTCGGCGACCTTTACGAAGGCGCTTGCGTCCTTCCACTGGTCGGCCGGGCCGTGCCATTCCTCCTTCGGCCGCCAGCCCATCGACCGGGCGCGGAATTCGGCGAACTCGCGCTCCTTCTCGGCGCGGGCTTGCGCGGCCTCGTCTACGTCGGGCGCGCCGTCGTCATCGTCGGCCCCGGAATCAAAAACCCCGCTCTCGGGCGGGGCTTCGTCGTCGGCCTCGGGTGCCAGGTTTTCGAGGTCTTCGGCCTCGCGTTCGGTGTCTGTCATTCGTAGATCCTCGCGCCGATATCCTTGTCCGTGATCAGACGATAGGTACGGTCGTCCTCGCCCTTGATCTCGACACCACAATATTTGGCGTAAATGACGCGCGTGCCGGGCTTCAGAGCGGCGCGGTCGTCGCCCCAGTCCTCAAACGCCTTCGCGCCTACGCTCACGAGCGTTCCCTTCACTTGGGCGTGCTTCTCACGGTCAAGCACGGGCTCGGGAATGATGATGTTCCCGACCTTGGTCTCTGTATCGTCAGGCAGCACCAGACAGCGGTATTCGACCGGCTCGAAGCCGGGGTTAAACTTCCCCTGTTCCAGGTTCATCCTCATCCTCGCTCGCTAGTTGATCGAATGCTTCCAGCGCCTCAAGCCAGCCCTGTCTCTGGTAGGCCAAAGCCGTCGCTGCCAGCGCCGTTTGCTCCACCGATGACGCCCGGAGCCAGGAACCCGTCACCAACTGGTCCGCGATCCCGTCCGCCGCCGCCACCACCTGATCCCGGAACACCTGCGCCGCCGGGGCCGCCAGCCATTCCGCCAACTGATCCTTGCTGACTTCCGCCATTCATTGGCTCCTGCATTGCTCCCAACGCGCCGCTTAGCGCCTGCATGATGCCGACGAACTCGTCCGACTGCTGGCCGGGCTCGATGGCCTCAGCCTCCATCAGATCCTTGAGCGCGCTGGCCCGATCCTTCGCCACCTTCGCGGCGCTCTCGGCAATCTTCGTGATGTTGTCCACGTGCTGCTGCGTCGCCGCCGCCTGCATCTGCGCAATCTGCAACTGCTGCATCGCCGGGTCCGGCTGCTCGATCAGTTCGTCCTGGTTTTCGATGCCGGCCGCATCCCATACGCGCTGGTAGATCGCCTGCACGTTCACGCCAGGCGCGCCGATGAACTGCATCAAGAACTGCGCCCGCGCCATCTTGACCTGATCGGACGCCATCGCCGGGTCGGTGACGGGCGCAATGTCGAAGTCATCGACCGCGTAGTCCGCCTCGACGTTCGCCTGCTCGTCGTCGAGAACCCGCAGGTACTTCTCTTGCGGCAGATAGCGGCTGTTCAGCTTGTAGATCAGCCGCAGTTCGTTGCGGAACGAGCGATGGATACGCCGCTGGATCGACGTGAAGACCTTCATGCCCTGTTCGATCAGGGCGAGCGTCGTCGTCGCAGGCATCGTCGCCGGGTGATCGCCGGCAAGATCCTTGATGGACGCGATCTCCTTACCTGCGTCGATCAGCAGGCCAAGGAGTTGGAACAGCACCACGGACGGGCCGGGAAACTGCACGTGGTAGATGCTATCACGCAACGAAGCGCCGGTCGCGTTGACCGGGTGGAACTTGCCCGGCTCAAGGACGTTCATCTGCGGGATCTGCGCCCGCGTCTTGCCGCCTCGCGGCGTCAGCGAGCCCGTCGCGATGAAGCCCGACTGCGTGTTCGCCAGCGTGCCGGCGTCGATCAACTGGTTCAGGACGCTGTTGACCGTCGCATTGATCGGATGCAGCAGCTTGCCGAAGCCAATGCCGAAATAGCCGCCCTCGGGATCGGGCATGAAGCGATATGGCACCAGCATCGGCGTCGCCTTGACGCTGACGATCTCGCCGGCCTCGTTCGCAAGCACGTCCTCTAGGCCATAGCGCGGCTCAATCCGGGCCACATGACCATTCTTGCGGTCGCAGATGATGATGTACGGCTCGGACAGGCCGTCTTCGTCCAGATCCAGCCAGGCGTACTGCTCAAGGAACTCAACGGGCTCGTGCTTCTCGTCGCCTTCCACGTCGTAGTAGCGTTGGCCTTCCGGCAGCTTGCGCCAGCGGTCGAGACGAATGCGCCCCTCGATCTCGCGCGGGAAGCGTTCGAATTGCACCGTAACGCGCGGGCTGGTTTCAATGTCCCGCGTGCCCGGCGCGACCGTCACCTTGTCAGCCGGCACAAGCTCCACGCACGGCCGGCCTTCCTCGAAGTCCCAATAGACCTTCTTGAACTGCTGGCCGTCAGTCGGGAGCGCCGTCAGCAGCGCGTCCATGTCGTCTTCCCAGCCCTCGATCTCTTCGAGGATTTGGTGCGACATATGCTCTGCGACGCGCTCGCCACGGGCCTGCTTGACGTTCTGCGGGTCCTTGCCCGTCGTCTGCGCCCGAACGATGGTCTTGCCGGGGACGATGGCGCTGTACGTCCGCGCCGAGAACTGCATCGATGCCGTGGTCAGCAGCGGATATTTGACGTTCGCAGCGCCGGGCCAGGGCGTGGACTTCTTCTCGTCCGTCTGCGTCGTCGCCTTCATGGCGTCGCTGCGTTGTTTCCGCCAGCCGGCGTTGTCCTGGTAGTCTTCCTCGAAGTCGCGCAACACGTCCTGGCCGGTCGTGTTCAGGAACTCGTCGGCCAGCAGATCGGCGACGTTGCCGCCGTTCATGGCGTGCTCGACGATGGCTTGGAGCGTGAGCGGCGGCGTCGGCTCTAGTTCGCCTTCCTCGCCTTCAGCCATCTCGTGCATCGGCATATCGTCCATGCCGGGGCCTTCGATGGGCTCCATGTCGTCTTCAAGGTCGAGCATCAGGTATTCGCCCCGCCAAAGCAGATCGGCGGCATCTCATCGCGAATCGGCCGGCGTTCACATTCCGGGAGGACATCGACGGTCAGCCGCAGCCCGGTGACGGGAGCGACAAAGCCACATTCAGGCTTCCGACCGTCTTCCTCGCACTGCCGGAGATAGCATTCCATGGCCTTCATGACCTTGCGCGCGTCGATTGTCTGCTGCGTCTCCATCATCAATACCCCGTCACCGAATCACGGCTGTACGTCGCCATCTCGCGGTCGCCTTCCTCGATGAACTCGGGCATGTACTCGGCGACTGCCGGCCCGCTCATCACGAGGTAGCGCATGGCGTCCATCAAGTGATCGCGTTCCTTCACAACCCGCCCACGATCATCGCGGCGGTAAATGCGCATCTCGGCGCGCGTGTTGGCGAGCGTGCTGAAGACCTTCAGCCGGCCCTGGCTCAGCATCTCCCAAACCTTGAAGATGCCTGCCTCGACCGCGTTCTGAGCCGTGGTCAGGTGTAGCCCGAGTTCCTGGTATTCCGCGAAGAGCGAGCGTCCGTCGCGCTGGTTCGAGCCCATCGACGCGGGGTCGATGACTCCGGGCATCCAATCGCCCGCTCTTCGCCGAATAGCAGCCGCATGGACTGACGGCTCGCCGTAGCTCTGGTAATGCTCGTCGATCAGGTAAAGCACGTCAGCGTCGCGATCCCATGCGCCGAAGATCGCGGCCGTCTTGTTCCAGCCCACGTCAAGCCCGTAAGCGCGCGGCCACCAATTCGGCAGCGGGCGCGGCTCTACGAGATAGACATCCTCGGGCACTGGATAGATTGCGCCGGAGCCAAGCGCCGGAATGCCCTTCATGCGGGCGTCGCGCTCGTGCGGCGGGTATGCGTTCGCTAGGGCCTTCTTCTCGTCGTCGGCTAGGTGGGGAACGTCGTCCCAGCCGACGTTGACGAGGAACTTGGGCACCTAGTCACCATCCTCCATGAACGCCAACACCACGTCCGACATGCCGCTCAACGGCGTGAACGTGCCGATCATCAGCCCACCAGCGAAATCGCCGACCGCCATCGTTCGGGTTAGCATCTCCGTCCAGATATCCAGCGGCGGCTCTTCATCACACCAGCAGAAATGCCGCTCGACGCCTTGGAACAGCTTGCGCCCCTGATCGTATGACCGCAGCGAGAGCGTTGACGTGCCGCCGCTCACGTGGCGCACGTAGACCTCGCTCATCGCCTTGGAGACGCCCGCCCGCAGATCCCGGCCTATGATGGCGTCGCCAGGTATCAAGCCCGTGCCGATGTCTTCCCACGGCCCGCAGAGCTTGTTCTGAATGATGTCGCGCGTGGACTCGTATGTATCGCCAGCTGCGATGCAGCGCGTCGGCTCATCGAAGCGGCGACCGGGCCACCAGTCGGGATATTCACCCGTCAGGTGATACGTTAGCTCAGTGCCGCCCGCGAGCGTCTTACCGACGCGGTTGCCGGCGATGAAGCCGCGTTCCTTGTAGAACCTGCCGGCTTCGAAGAATTGCAGGTGCTTCGGATAGAGTTCACGCCGATACGGCCCATCGTCGGGCCATAGGGTGTCAATGAACCGGCGCGCCCTCCGGCGGCCCTGAATCTCCGCCAACTTCGCGCGCACGGCGCTCAAGCTCTCCGTCGAGAGCGTCGATGTACTCGGCAAGCTGCTCATCGGTCAGTGAATCCTCTACGGATTTGACCGCCAGTTCCTTCGGCATCAGGCTTGCCGCTGTTTTCATGTAGGCGACAGGATCTTTCAGGCGCGCGTCCTGGATCGCGGTCTTTCCATGCTCTTTCCAGTCGGCGTAGAAGTCGTCAAAGAACGCTTCGGAGAGCTTGTTGCGCGAGCCCTTCGGCCGGCCTGGGCCTGCGCTTTTGTGCCCCTTATAAAAGCGGCCCGCTTCGTCGCGGTCTTCGTTAGTCACATCACCACCATGACGGTGCTTTGACTCTCACAATCTGAAAGTCCTGCTCATCTTCGCCACTACCCACAAGACGGATGAGATAGTCAATCTGCGCATCCGTAATCTCGTCGCTGTAATCCGCCACCAGGTTGTCGGTCGGCTTGTCTTCGCTCATCACGCCCTCAGACAATCGAAATGCACATAGGCGTTAGGCCACCGGAACAGCGTGCGCTCGGCGTAGCTGATCCCGGCGTCATAGCAGGCGCGCAGCGAGGCCATCGGCTGCGGGTCCGTGTGTTCGCATGTGAGCGGCTGGCCGGCGAGGCTGACACAGGCGAGCGTGACTAGGGCGATGGTCATGCGGCGCGCGCGTTGACGAAACAGTCTCCCGCCACGCTCTTGTCAACCACGATCATGCCCCCTACCGTCGAAATCTTCGGCCATCTGAAAATACGACTGGCTGAAGTTTATCCAGCCGCCGTTTCGAGCGTCCAGCGGCGCTTTCAGCAGAAACCTGCCGCCGTGAACCACGCGCTCTGGCATGCGCACAATTGCGCTTGACAGGTTGCGGACGGGCTTGCCACGGATCAGCGCATTCAACGCCGGCGCATCGTCGTGGATCATGTCGCCGTAGAGCGTCGGCAATGCGCTTGCATTACCCATAAACGGAAGCGCCGGCACGGCCGCGACCGCAGCCGCAGCGCCGGCCGTCTTGAACAGATCGCGTCGGCTAATGCTCATCTCAGCCTGAATCCTATCGGCTCGCGCTCATCAACCGCGTAGATATCCGCGCCATTCGCGTCCAGCAGGCCCGTTCGGAATGGTTCGTTGTCGGCCTCGAACACGGTGATGTGCGGATGCTCGACGAAAGCTTCGGCCGCATCGTCGTAGTAGCCGGCGCGCGTTGGCTGCGTCAGATGGCGACCGGCTGCGGTCATCGCCTTCTTGCTTCTGGCCGGATCATGCAATACCGCCTTCGCGGCTTCACAGGCTTTCGGCCGCGCCATCGTCACGTAGCGACGCATCTCAGCCTCCGGTCACAGAAAAGCCCGCCGAGAGCGGAGCCGTGCAGGCCTGATTTTTGGCGGATTTCGTGTCGTGCCCCTCACGGTTATCACCTTTCGACGCTAGTGTCAAGCGCATCACCGCCACCCCATCGCCACGGTGACGGCGCGTCGAAACGGCCGCAGCCAGTACGGCGGCGTGTGGGCAGGCACGGTCGCGCCGTCTACCGCCACGTTGCGCAGCAGATCCTTGGCCGCCGTGCCCATGTGGCTGCACACGTAGCGCTCAATGCGGATGACGCGGGTGAACGCCAGATCGGCGACCGTGGACTGTTCGCCGCCGGTCACCTCGCCGTATGTGCCTGCGGGCGGGCTGCGCCAGATGCCGGAGCGGATCAGGTCGGCACGGTAGTCGCGCATGAACCTGAACTGATCGGGCGTGATGTACTTCTCGACGCGCTCGATCACGGGCGGCCCGGCCTGGTCCATGTCGTACCACGCCTTAACGCCGGCGCGGATCGTCTCGCCGGAGACGACGGCGCTCTTGGCGAGACGTTCGGGCGTCGGAGCGATGTCGTGCTTGCCCATCAGTCGGCCTCCTTGTCGATCATGTCGCGAATGGTGGCCTCCGCCACGTTAACCGCATCCAGCGTTCCGTTTTCCCATTTCGACTTTTCGGCGTCCGACCAGCCGTCCGGCGGCTCCATCGCGTCAACGGCGTAGTAAATGCGCTCTGCCGCTTCCTCCAGCACAGCCTTGCGGATCAGCGGGGTCACGGCCTCGACAACCTGCTCGAAAATCCAGTCGCCGAACTCAAGCCCGTCCGGATACTTACCCGGCTCCACCTCGAACGGCCCCTTGGCCGCTTCAACCCACTCCCGCTTCTGCTCCGGCGTCATGTCGCCCTCCATCCGTCGCTACGTTCGCCGCTACGGCCCAAAATACGGCCCGTGAGCGCGCATCATCGGTTTTTATGTGCCTGGGTAGCCGAAGCGTCGTCATCGCGCTGTACGGGCTTCCTAGACGGTTTCACGCCGAACACGGATCGCTTCGGCACTCCGGCGTCTTCGAGGATCTGGTAAATCGTCCTCGCCGTGACGCCGTGGCGCTTAGCGATCTTCGCCACGGACTCGTCGCCGGAACGGTATTCGGCGATGATAGCGGCCATGATCTTCGGCTTGCGAGCATGCGTCGTCCGGCGCGAGCCTTCGGCCGTGATGATGTTGGATCGCTTGCGTCGGACAGTTCCCGTCGTAACGCGGCCGTCCGGATATCGCAGGGACCACTCGACAGTTGGGCGGCCCTTGGCGTCGGGGCGACCGGGCTTCCACGTCAGGCTTCGGCCGATGGTCGCCTGCGTCGTGGCGATCTCCCGCATGGCATCCTCCATCGTCGGAGCCATGATCGAGTTCGCCCACCCGTCGCCGATGGCTTGCCAGATCGGATACATCCGGGTCTGGCTTTCGGAACGCGGATCGCCGGAGAGGCTGTCGCCGTGGACGATTGCGCCGAGGCTGTAGCCGCCAATTGATCCGTCAGGCATCGGTCGGCTCCGCGTCGACGAGCAACCCCCGCACGACAACATCGTGGGCTCGCTCCCACGTCTCCCACGCCTCGTTGTCGCCATTCGCTTCGGCTTTGTCCCGGCGTCTGGTAAATTCGGCCGCCGCCTCCTCCAGCGCCGCGCGCCGGATCAGCGGGGCGACGGCTTCGACGACATCGCCCCATGTTTCAGACGGCCACTCTCCGTCAGATTTCATGTAAGCGTTATCAGCTACCTTCGCCCATTCCTTCTTCTGCTCGTCGGTCATCGGCATCACGCTTCCCTCCAGTCCTGACGCTTCCGCATCACCTCGCCCATCGCGGTCGCGAAGTTCGCCAGCACAGCGCCGCATCGCTCCGCCGGGATCGTGTACGTGTCCACGATGTTGCCGCCCCGGATCACGGAGAAGCGGATGCGCCCCTCGCTCGGCAGCGGGACGGCGGCGACGTACTCGCAGGGGATCGGGTCGGCGGTCATGCCCACGTCTCCCGGTCGGCGTCCGTCACGTCGGCGAACGTCCGCAGCGGCGGCAGGTAGATCATCCGCACCGCGCGGTCGCTGCCGGTGCCGGACCACTCGCCAGCACGGCGGCGCTCCCATCCGCGCTCGTCAACCTGCGGCTTGCCACGGTGTATCCGCCGTGCTTCCGTTTCGTCGAACATCAGGCGTTCCCTCCTTCCCCGTCTGCGGCGGCGGACACCTCGCCCAGCCTGTCGCGCAGCAATTTGCAGCGGTCGTCGCGTCGCCCTTGGGCGAACTTGTTGGAAAGCACCCGCTCGGCCACGGCGAGATCGCCACGAAATCCCGGCTGGTGCGGCGGCGGCCCGAGGATCGACGGCCACTCCGCGCCTCGCAGCCAAGACGAGATGTCGTTTCCCTCGATGCCGCTGGCGGATCTGGCGCATGGCGGCGGCTTGTCGGCTTTCCAGCGTTCCTCGCTCAGCCAGGTCGTTGTCCTCGGAACGAACCGCCTGTCAGCGCCCTTGTCTCCGGCGTGCTTGGCGGCGAGCGCCTTAGCCCCGGCCAGCAACTCGGCGGCGGTCGCCCCGGTTTTCCGGGCGGATCGGTAGCGGCTTAGCGCCGGCTTTCGCGGATTGGCCCCGTCGCGGCCGGGGTAGGCCGTCCAGAACTCGTCGAACTCGTCGGCGACCGGATCGGGCTTGCCAGCAATTTGCGGCTCGCTCTCCCCCGAGGGGGGTAGGGGGGTGTTTATCTCCTCCCTATTACCTCCTCCATCCTCCATCTGCGGCGACTTTTCCCCATCGCTTCCGGATCGCTTCGGAAGCGTTTCGGAAATGGTTCCGGAAAGGCCGACGTAATCCCGCTCGCAGTTCGGAAGGATTCCTGAATCGTTCGGACTCTTGGGGCGCTGAAACTTCCTGAAGTTTCGGATCAAGCCCGGCTCTTTCGGATGGCCGGCGGCGCGCTTAATCATGTTGGCGTCGCAAAGCTCGGCCAGAAGCGCATCAACATCCACGGTATCGACCGGAAATATGCGCGCCTTCAGCGTGAGCGTCTTCCACTCGAAAACGCCGTCATCGAAGGCTTCATTGAGAAGCCCGATGTACAGGAGCCGAGCGTGCGCAGAGACGGACATGAAGGCCTCGTCCGTCCAAATACCTGGGTGAACCGACCGTATTCTAGCCATCGGCGCGCTCCCCACGGATTTTGTTCCAGCAAATGCCGCAGAAGTATTTGAAGCACTGCGTTTCGGAATAAGGCTTTCGAGCGGTTGCGATAACCACCGCCTCTAATAAATCATTCAACGCTAGTTTGTCGGCAAATTGTATGATGCTGGCCAGCCAGCGCTTGTTAAAACAGTCGCGCTCCAATCCCCACGCATCATTAAGCGCGTTCGCGATATCCCAAGCAGTGTCTTCAATTCTGTTCTGCCGTTCGGCGATTAGCGCGTTAAATCCGGCGATCTGATCTTCCTTCTCCCGCAGTATGTCAGCCTTTTCGGCGACGGTCTTAGGGAGCGCGGCCAGAGATCGCGCGCCCTTGCCAAGATTGCAGGCGTCGCAAGCGGTCACCAGATTGTCGATGTCGTTCGTCCCATCTTCAGCAACAGGGACAATGTGGTCGCAATGAAGAACGACCTTCGGTGGCTGTCCGCCGCAATAAGCGCAAGTGAAACCATCTCTCTTGAAGACCTCGAATCGGGTCTTTTTGCTGATCGCCTTTCGTTTGCCCATGCCGCCACCCCCTGCTTGATTAAACGTCTGGCTCATAGGTCCATCGCCTCCTGCGTGGCCTTAGCCGGCGGCGCGACGAACAAATCGCCTTGCTTGTAGGCGTCCTCGATGCGGCGGCAGGCGATGTCGAAATACGGCTCGTGCAGCTCGATGCCGATGAACTTGCGGCCTAGCCGGGCGCAGGCGACGCCAACTGAGCAGCTGCCGAAGTACGGATCTAAAATGGTGCCGCAAAACGGAAGATACCGTATACACCAAACATAGAGATCAACCGGGCGTTCGCATGGATGGTCGGTTTCGGCACGATGTGTTGCTGTGAAATTCGTCCACGGTATCCGAACGATCTCTGTCTTCTTAAAGTGCGTGCAGCTCGCAATGTCGGCCTTGCTAAAATTCGGCATTTGCTGCGCCTTATCCCAGACAATCGCGCCACCGTTGGGCTCAAAGCAGTTAAAGAAATTTGCGCCCCAAATAATCCTGTGACGCGATATCTGCCTAACAATCTCGAAAAAGCGCTCAGGCGGCGCGCTCTCATTCCATTCGACGGCTTTCCCCCGACTCGCGCCACGCCCCATTATCCGGCCAGTCGTTTGGACAAAGTTACCGACGCCAAATGGCGGGTCCGTCACGACAGCATCGACATTGCCAAGCGTCGGCATGACATCAAGGCAGTCGCCGAGATACAGCGTCGCGTCGCCGATGACTTCCTTGCGGGCGTAGGTCATGCCGTCACCACCTGTTCGCGTGCAATTTGCGGCTTTCCTGGACGCGCACGCGGTCTGCCCACGCGCCCCAGTCAACCGGCTTGTATGCTGTCGCGCCCTCTCGCGGCGGTGCCGGCGGCGCTACCTTCACCGCAGCAGCGGCAGGCGCTTCCTGTGCGTCGATGATCTTGACGATATCGGCAGCGACGGAGCGCAGCCTGTCGTCAGCCTCGACCACGCGGGCGGAATACATGACCGTTGAGTGATCGCGACGGACGGCGAGGCCGATGGCGTTGAACGGGTAGCCGTAGCTCCGGCAGATCCAGCACATGATCTGCCGGGCTTCGGCTCGTTCGCGCGGCCCTCGGCGTTCTCGCAGGAAAGGTCGCCGGTCGTATCCGTAGACGCCGCATACAGTGTCGATGATCCGGCGCATGTTAGGTGCGGACATCACGGCGGCTCCTAAAACGGGATCTCGTCGTCGATGTCTGGCTTGGCCGCCTGCCGCCTGCCGCCGCTCGTGTAGGTCTCGCCCTGCGGGGCCGATCCGCCGCCCTCGCCACGCTCGCCGCACAGGACGAGTTCGCCCCGGAAATTGCTGACGACGATCTCCGTCGAGTAGCGATCAGCACCGCTCTGGTCCTGCCACTTCCGCGTCTGAAGCTGGCCTTCCAGGTAGACCTTCGAGCCCTTCGTGACGTATCGTTCGATCACGTCGGCGATGTTCTCGTTGAAGACGACGACGCGATGCCACTCGGTCGTCTCCTTGCGCTCGCCGGTCTGCTTGTCCTTCCAGCGTTCGGACGTGGCGACCGTCAGGCGGCAGAAGCGCCCGCCGTTCTGCGTGGTCGTGAACTCCGGGTCTCGGCCGACATTGCCGAGTATGATGACCTTATTGACGCTGCTCATGACGCCATCCTTTCCAGGCTTTCTTCTTCGATTGTCCGCAGATGCAGGCCGAGTTCGGCCGCCAGCGCGCGGACGTGTTCCATGTATTCGGCCATTTCCTTCACCGTCAGGCGCGTCGTGGACTTGCGGACCTCGACGACACAGCCGTTGATGTCGGCGAACTCTGCTGGCAGGAATTGGCCGCGCAGCCACTCGTGGACCTCATCGTGGCCGTGGCCTGTGTGCTGCGCGATCTGGCTGACCCATTCGTGGTAGAGCCGGTTCTGTTGCAGGCTCCGGGTCTCGCTTTCAATGGTGATGCGCCACTTCTTCTTCTGGCTAGGCGCAAGGTTGAAGATCGCCTGCATCGCGCGTTCGCGACTGCCGCGATCCTCGACGATCAGGCGGACCTTCGTCATTCGGCGGCCTCCATGTGATTGGGGGCCTGCGCCGCCATTGCGCGGAACTTCGACTTCTCGCCGTTCAGCCAGTTCGCGCCGCCGTCCACGCCAGCCTTCGTCTTAGCAAAGCGGGCTTCGGTGTTAGAGTTGGCGTGGAACAGTTCTTCGAGCGTCGTAAGCGGCTCGGGCGAGCGTGCAGCCTCGGCCATGGCGTCCCGGTAGTCCTGCGCCCACGACCGCCAGTTCGGTATCCGTTGGCCGTTGTAGAGCTTCGCAACGCCCTTCGGATCGACCTTCGGATGGACCGGGATGTACAGCGGGTTCTCGGCGATCTCCGGCGTCGGCTCGAACCAGTCGCCTGCGTCGGCGGGGTTCTCCGGCGCAATGCGCTGCTCGTCGTTGGCGTGATCGACCGGCTCGACCTCGATGCGTTCTTCCTCGCGGTCGCCGGTCTCAAGCATCAGGCCTTTGAGCAGCGCGTACTTGATCGCCATGCTGATGGCTTTGCCCGACGCCTTGTCGTTCTGGTCCTGCCCGTCAGCCAGCGACGGCACGTCCACGTAATCAGCCGGGTTATCGATGTTGATGAAACGGACGACGGCCTCCAGGCGAACATGCGCCATCTCGCCGTTTCGGGTCGGCTTGTTATCTAGCGTCTCGTGCCTGTAGGCATGCGGTAGCGCCAAGACGCCATGCCTCAGCAGGGCCGGCCGCGTCGCGGCAGTAACGCCGTCGTGCGACATGGCCGTGTAGCCCTGGATCTTGGTGTCCTTCTTGAGGTAGCTGACTTCCTCCATCACGAGCGCGAGGCGCTGATAGACGTTCAAGCTCGTGTCGCGCTGGAACGGTTCGGCCGGCTTGGCCTCTTTCTTCGCGGTCATCGATCCTTCTCCTGTCACAACGTGTCCCTCCTACCGCCCTCGCCCTGCGCGCTTAGCCGCAACCGTGATGCAACCCCGGCCCCGTGCGGCCTTGACGCTTTCGCGCAGCAACGCTTGCACCGCAGGCGCAGCGGTGGTGGAGATACGGGCGGGGTGTTGGGTCATGCGGGTTAGTACGCCAACGTAACGTGTGGAACGTCGCCGTTGATGATTGCCAGGACGATGGCTTTCGCCTGGTCTTCAGTGACGCCGGTCGCCTGTATCGCCGTCATCGCTTCGCGATTGACCGTTCTGCGGTGTTCCTGATTTGCGACCCGGCGCGCCTCAGCTAGTTCTGCGGCTTGCCGTGCGCGCTCTTTTTCTTCGTCTGCTTTACGCTGCGCCTCAATCGCCGCGCGCTCCGCTTCGTGCTTTGCCTTCTCTGCCGCTACGCGCTCTCGTTCAGCGGCTTCAGCCTCCCACTTACGGCGGCGCTCCGCTTCTTCGGCCGCAGCGCGCTCGGCGCGCGCCTTCGCGTCCGCTTCTTCCTTTTCGCGACGCGCGGCTTCTGCGGCAGCGGCTTCTTCCGCAATCCGCCTTTCCTCTGCTTCCCGCGCTTCCGCTGCGGCCAGGCTGTCCGTTAGACGATTGATGCACCGCTCTTTCGCTAGAGCCGCTTCCGCCTGAAACTCGGCGAAGATATCTTCGTCGATGACAATTGAACGAGCATTATTGAGGGCGTCACGCAGCGCGGACGAATCACCTTCAGCAAATGCGGCATCGTTAATCTGCTCAATCGTTGCGCGGATGTTATCGACGCGCGTTTTCTCCGAGTCTTCGTATTCGGTTAACGGCCGACGCACTTCATCCTTCAGTTCATCGAGAAACGTCCGAATCTTTCGCCGTTCTTCATCGACTGCGCTGGCTTTCGCCTTCCACTCAGCGACTAGATCCTTACCCATGCCATCGAGCAGCGTCTTCGAGCGCGCCACTTTATGGGCGATTGACGCTATTTCTTTGCGCCCTTTTGCCGTCGAAACGTCAGCGCAGTGGCTGCGCGCCTTTGACGCGATTTCCGCTAGTAGCGGGTCCACACCGCCGGGCGCGAACACAATTGCGGGCGTCAACGCTTCTTGCGTGACAAGCTCCGTTCCGGTTTCCACCATGTCCTTCATGCTGCTTTCCTTTCTCCGATCATGTGACGCCTCGCGTACACGGTGAGCAGCGCCGCCTCGGCGCGCCCGTGATCCTTCTGCCGCGCGAATAGGTCCGCCTGATCCGGGAACAGCCTGGCCGCCATGTCGCGGCTGCCAGCCTTGTCCGCGTTCGTCAGGCCAAGGCGCTTCTTCCACTCAGCGGGCCGCACGAAATCCATCGGCAGGCCAAGGGCCATCACGACGCCTTGAAGCAGGCCGTAGCCCTCGGCGAGCGTGAACGTGCTGCTGACGCCCTGCTTCGGCATCGACTGCTGCTTCTCGATCAGGACGAGCGCGATGTCGGGGCCGTAGGACAGGCTGCGGAGCATGGAGACGACGCCGGCTGACGTGTCCGGCATGTCGTAGACCTTGAGCAACGCGCCCGCGCAGTCGTAGGCGATTGCGCCCGTCTTGCCGGGGTCTATGGCGATGATGGCATTCATGCGCGGCTCCATGCGTTGAACAGCCGGCGCACGGCGTAGGAGCGCACAAGGCTGATGGCGGTGAATATCGCGGCGATGCCGAAATGCTCAGCGACGCTGGCGCGGAGCCCGAACAGCGGGAACACGATGGCCTGCGCGAGTACGGCGATGCCGTAGCCTATGGCGACGTTGGCGATGGCCTCCACGGCGGACATGCGGCGCGTCTGGCTCATAGGTCCATCGCCTCCTGCGTCGCCTTGGCGGGCGGAGCGATGAACATGTCCGGCTGGCGGTAGGCGTCTTCGATGCGGCGACAGGCGATGTCGAAGTATGGCTCGTGAAGCTCGATGCCGATGAACTTGCGGCCGAGCTTGGCGCACGCAACGCCAGTCGTGCCGCTGCCCATGAAGGGGTCGCAAACGATATCGCCGTAGACGGTATGCAGTCGGATGAAGTGGTCGACGAGGCCTAACGGCTTTTCGTTAGGGTGTTCGCGTTCGCGCGGTGGCATAAGCGAGAAGACATTCCGCGCGGTAACGTTTTGGTCGGCCCAAGACAGCTTTCCGCCGGCACGGTGCGAGACCATGACCATCTCGTGCTGACGCCGGTAGCGCCATCCGAGGCCGGGGTTCTTCTTGTCCCAGATGACGCTGTGAAAGAATGTCAGTCCATCGCGGTCCATGCGATCCGCTACCCACGCGAATGTCGGCCTTGGACCGCCGCCGCCGCAGCAGCAGCAGCAGCAGCAGCAGTCGGGCTTTAGAACCCTGCTTGCCTCGACCAGCATGCCGTCAACGACGCGGCGCATGCCATCCGCATCATCGTTTGCAATCGGCTTGCCCTCGATGCCGCGAACTTCGTTTAGACGCGAGTTCCAGTCGCCATCATGATTGCTGTGCCCATACGGCGGGTCTGTCCAAATCATGTCGATAGCGGCATCGGGCAGCGCCGGCATGACTTCCAGGCAGTCGCCCAGGTACAGCGTCGCGTCGCCGATGACTTCCTTGCGGGCGTAGGTCATCGCCCCATCGCTTTCCCGCCGGCCCGGAAGACGGCGATCACGTCGTTGAAGAACGTCTTGGAACGCCCAGGCCGACCGACGAGGGGCGAACAGCCGGCCTGGGCTACGGCGCGCCGGGTGGGGACGCGGGCGCCGATCATGTGTCGGAAGTCCCGTGAAAATCCGGCCCGGCAGGAGACGTATCGCCCGCCGGGCCGCAGTTGCGGGAGGTGCGCCGCGCTTCGGCCGAGGGAGAGGCGGCCCCGTGAGCGGCGGACGGATCGGGTTGCGTGAGGTGCTGCACGTCGATGAACGCAAGCCGCGCGTGCTTCTGGTGCAGGATCGCCATGCGCCGATGCAGCGCGCCGTACAGAACGTGTTCCATCCGTGCGCGGTGGTGGATCTGGCTTGCCGTGTGCATCCGCGCGTCGAGGCGGCGCAGTTCCAACGGCGTGCGCTCTTTCTTCTCAGCCATCACACCATCCCCATCAGCATCGCGCCAAGCGCGAGGTACACGCAGACGACGCCGGCCGCCGTCGAGCGCAGCGACAGCACGAAGCCCACGCCCGTCAGCCCGATGGCGATCTGCGCCCAGGTCATGCCGCCCTGCCCGCCGACGTGCGGTCAAACACCGACACGTCGATCTGCGCCAGGAAGTCCTCGCGGGCTTCGCGATCAGCCATATTCCACGCCGAAATCAACGCGGCTGTTTGCACCGCAGAAATAGCTTGGGATACGGACGCCCTAAAGAATTCCCTGCAAGGATTGATGCGATGTTCAGCCAGCAATTGATGCGCCAACCTCTCCACTTCACAGACTTCACCATCTGTGGCGTCTACAAATTCCAAAATGAACGGGAGAGGAACGGCCGTTACGTTAGACAATTGGGCGAGGCGTGCCTCAACATCTATGGACCGACCTATCTTTACCAAACCCGGCATTGCCGGATTGCTGACCACATAGACGTTCATGCGTACCTCCGGTCCATGATCGACTGCCCCGTGATGTTCGCGAGTTCGTCGGCGATGTTCCGAGCGCCGGCCGCGTACAGGTTGGCCTTCACGCCGTCCCAAGCGTCGTGCGGGACATGAGCAGCAAGGATCTCAGCGACTTCCTTGGCCGCCCGAGCCTTTACGTCGGCGTCGATCCGGCTTGGCCGTGGCGACGATTGAGGCGCGCGTTCGGAGCGACGGGCCTCGGCAAGGTCGCGCTTGGCGGCCGTATACTGGTCGTTCGGCGGCATCCGCTTGAGCTTGTCGAGGTAGACGCCGGTATCGAGCGGCGTGCCCCGGATCATGTCCAAGACTTCCTGAATCACCTTCGCGCCGCGCTCGGCGTCGCGTTGGACGGCGCGCTCGGAGCGGCCGGTGGCGCTGGCCGTCTCGGCGGTGAAGCGCTCGCCAGAGCAAGTCGCCAACTTGGCAACTTGATCGGATTTGCGGTCGCCGCCATGCCGCGTCTCGGGATGCAGTTCTTGGTAGATCGCCTTACGTCGCGCCGTCTGCGAGGACCGCTCGGCCGGCGACAGTTCCGCCCGGCAAAGGTTCTCGTCGATCATCGCAAGCTCAGCGTGCAGGTCGTCATCGGCGACGACGACGCATTCGATATCGGCGAGCCCGAGACGTTGGCAGGCTGCCAGACGGTGCGCTCCGGCAATCGCTTCCCACCGATCTCCGGCAGCGCGAACGCGGATCGGATTGATCAGGCCGACAGCGGCGATGCTATCCACCAGCGCGGAGACGGTTGCCTCGTTGATGGCGCGCGCGTCGTCGCGGCGGTCGATCTTGTCGGTGGGAAGCGATTGGATCATGGCCTAGCGCTCCAGACGCGGGAGCGGCCCGCCCTTGATCGGGAGCGTCGCAACGGACTGGCCACGGCGATGCGCGTTCCAAGCGCGGAAGATCAGTTCGGCCTTCTCGTTCGGCGTCAGACGTTTTTCCGCCAGCAGGCGATTGCGCGCGTACAGGATCGGGTCGCGCGGGGCGAGGTTGTGGCCGTGCACGAGCGCAGAAATGAAGTCGTCAGCGTCATCGGTCCCGCTGCGCCTCGACATCGCCCAACGGGCGAACGTCAGGACGGATCGGCCACCAACCGTTTCCGCGCCCTTCTTCGGAACTGCCGCGAGGCTTGCCGCGATAGACGGATCTCCATCTATCGTCTGCATGACCTCGATCTTGGTTGGAGCGAAGTGCGTCTGTTGGCTGAGTTCGTTCCTCTGGCCAAACTGCCAGATGTACTTCGCCGCAGCCGAAAGACGATGCGCATCCTTATGGCCGTTCATCGACAGGTAGTCTGCGGCTGTGCGCGCCTTGCCCTGATCGACCGTTGTCCGGGTCTCACGCTCGACGCCAGCGACGAAGATGGCGGGGATGGTGACGCCCGCCATGATGACGGCGGCGCAACGGTGTTGCCCGTCATTCAGAAGGCCGCAGCGCGAAATGATGATGCTCTCGCCGTTCGCCGCCCAAGCGCCGGCCGCCATGTCGCGGGCGTACTTCTCGACGGTAGCGGCGCTGACAGTGCGGTTGCCGGGGTTAAGGCCGATCAGCGCCTCGGCGATAGCGGGCGTGAGTTCGGCGGCGCGGGTGACGATGCGCGACTGCGCCCGAAGCAGCATATCGTCAAGCCACTCAAGGTCTTTCGCCTTGCTGGCGGCCTGCATGTGCATTATTTTATTCATATGCTTTTCCTTCTGGCGGCGGCCTTCGGGTGCGCCGCCATTTTTTTGCGCGAGCGCCCGAAGTCGCTATTCCTTGGAGCGGCCGGCCAGCATCAGGCGGCATCTCCGGTCATGTCGGCCTCAAGCCAGTCTTCGAAGCGGACAGCGCCGCCCGTCACCTGCTCAATCCTGGCGACCATCGCTAATGGCGGTTGACGGTCGCCGAGCGCCCAACGGGCCACGGTGCTGCGCTCAACGTCGATCATTTCGCCGAAAGCGCGCCGCGAAAGGCCGTTGGCCTTGAGGTATTTATCTAGCGTCATGGCGTGGAGTGTGGCGGTTTGGCACAACGCTGTCAAGCCGAATAATCTTCCGGCTGGCCAAATTTGTGCTTGACTGGCTTGTGCCAAAGAAGCACACTATCCCTCATCGCCACACACGACGACGAGGGACGACAGATGCCATACATCACCGCATCGCTAACGGAGATCCCGCTGCCGAACGGCGCGATGATCGACCTGGCTGGCGAACTGGCGCTCCGGCAGGAGCTACGGTTCACGAGCGTGGTCGAGCCCACGGCGTATTTCCCCGGCCCGATTGAGTACGAGTTCGAGCGTGGCCGATGGGCGGCGCTGAACCCGCACTTTGACGTTATTCTGTATCGGGCTGCCGACGCGGCGCTTGAGACGCAGGGCGACGTGGACGCGGCGTTTGACGAACACGTGTCATGCGAGTGGTCGAGCTTTTCGGCCACGCGCTACGCAGCGGAGTGACGGGGATGACCGAACGGAATTGGACGCCGGGGCCATGGCGTTGGCAGGGCGAGGACTACAGGGCCGGATGGGGATGGCAAATGTTAGTCGGCCCAAACGGGGAGGGTTTGATTGTCGGGCAAGAAAAGGGCGGTGGCCCGTGCTCTAAGTTAAGAGCGCATATGCCTGTCGAACCGTCTCTTTGCCTCACAGGACTTGAAGATTTCGGCAAGGATCGCGTGGAGAGCGTTCATGTTTTTGGAGAAGCCAACGCCCGCCTGATCGTCGCCGCGCCGGAGATGTACGAGGCGCTGAAGAATCTAACCGGGTGGCTTGATCGTACAGGCGGCAGGCATGAGCCGGGACTGCTTATGGATCACGCGCTCGCCGTTCTAGCCCGTGCCGAAGGTCGCGACCGATGACGCCGGAGGAAGCGCAGGCGATCAGCGACGAGGCGTTCGAGTTGACGCGCCAGTGCCGTGCCGAGCGGTGCGACTGGCTGGCGGACTTCTTCGCCCACGTCAGCGACGAGATGGCCGATCAGGCGTGCGACCTGAAGCGGCGGATGGGCATCCAGCAGGAGGACGTGGCGTGAGCGACGAGACGAAGCTGCGGGCGTGTTGGTTGTGCGGAGACGACATATCCCCGCGCGTGGTGCCTGTCCGCGATGGATATAAGGTGAGGTGCCGCGTCTGTATGGCATGCGGGCCGGAGAAATACCATGGCCCTGACGGCATGCCGAGTGCGGGAAAGCGTGCAGCCGCCGCCTGGAACACGCGCGCCGACGACGATCTGGTGACGGCGCTGGTCGAGGCGTTGGAGCCGTTCGGGGCGCTCGCTGACGAGATCGAAAACTGCGCGGCAAACTCGCCATACAACGATGTTAGACAGTGGTCGACCAACTGCGGGTGGGACAACCTCGCCGCCGCCCGAGCCGCCATCGCGCGCGCCAAGCAGGCGCGGGGAGGTGGGGCGTGACCCGCATTAACCCATGCCACGGCTGCCCACTTCGTGAAGGCTGCGATCTGCGCGAGACCTTCCGTGAGCGGACACGGCTTCTCGGGGACGTCGCAAGGTCCGTGACGTTTCGGTGCAAGAAGTTGGCAGATGCGTTGCGCCCTGGCCGTCGTGTTTTGGTCCCGACGCCACGCCCAAAAGAAGGCCCATATAGTTGGGGCGGTGATCCAGACATTCAGATTGAGAGCGTGGCCGTTCCGGCGACCATAACCGGATCGCACGACAATACATTTTCCTGCGTCATCGACGAAGGAAACGTCTTCGGCCGTTGGAGTTATGAGGCTGGCGGCCAGCAAGCGCCGGACGAAAGGTTCCGCTTCCGCAAGTCCATGCGTCACACGCGGGTCGTCCGGTTTTTGGACGAGCCCGACAGGCGGCTTTGCGAGATGGGCAAGCGCGTCATGAAAGCGGACGGGACGTGCGACAAGCCGGATGACTGGCCTTGCTATTGCAAAGACTTTCATACCGGGGACTGGTCATGACCCGCCACGCCATCACCCCGCCCCGCTGGCTGACGCACCGCAAGGCCCGCGCGCGGCTTCTTGACGACATGGCGGCATGGATGATCGGCGCGCCCGAGGGCGACTGGTCAGACCGCTACACCGTGCAACTTGAGCGCCTGGCGGCCGGGGCCGTCGTGATCGCGTTCGCCGCTGCGGCCGTGGGCGTGGCGCTTCACATTGGAGGATGTATCTAATGACTGAGAGGAAGTGGACGCCGGGGCCGTGGAACGTGGACCCGGAGCACGGAGCAGATGTTCAGGCGTCTGGATCAGAGGTCTGCCTTGTGTGGCAAAAGGAATATATAGGCGTAGAATTCACGGCGAGCGGCAATATAACGGCATCGCCTGAAGAGTGTGCCGCCAACGCCCGCCTGATCGCCGCGTGCCCGACGATGTACGAGGCGCTATGGCAGGCATACGACGCCCATGTCCCGTTCGAGGACGACGAGCGCCCGGATTGGTGGATCGCTGTTTGCGATGCCCTCGCCAAAGCGGAGGGCGACCGATGATCGCCCCGCTGCCGGTCCCGCGCGCGCATCCGCTTGAGCGCAAGCCAGACGACACGCAGGCGCTATGGGACAAGGCGGCGCTGGCGGCGTTGACGGGGATCTGCGCAAACCCAGAACTTGTATGTCGCGCTGCTGATGATTGGACCGACTTGGCTGGATACTGCGCCGACGCCTTCATGGCCCTGCGCGCCCGCCGTCTGAGCAAGGAGCCGACCGATGACTGAGATCGACCAAGCCGCAGTTCTCCAGACTATGCGCGACGCCCATCGATTCATGATCGACGAAACGACGCTCTGCAAACAATGCGGCATGCCGGAAGAAGCCGAAGCCTATCGACGGATCGCGTGCGCCATCGCGGCGGCCGTTTCTGAATACAAGGCCAGCGCAGACGCCAACCAGGAGGAAGACCACAATGGGCTGTGACGCAGAGTGGCCGGCGACGCCGGCAGAGACGGGCGGCGATGAGCGCGCGCCTATCGATTGGAGCAAGCCGCTGGAGACCGAGGACGGGCGGCCGGTGCGGGTGCTCGGCGAGACGGTGGCCGGGCTCGGGCCGAGAACAGCGCGCGTCGTTTGCGTGGCCGACACGACCATGGGCGGCGAGATCATAGGACTCGTTTTTGACGAAGGCCGCGCGTTCTGGTGGGCGGAGGGGTAC